TTAGATCTATTGATTCACCAACAGACTTTCCACGAATATTCAAAAACAAATATTCAATATCAAAGGCAGGGAGTTGTTCTACCTTGATCCCTCTCGTAATTACACAGGCTTTTATGACCTGTTTAACTGCGTTAGTGATCTCTTTTTGGTTTCCACTTTCTAAAGCAAGTATGAGTATCTTTTCTTCTCTTACCAAAAACGGTCTGTACTTTACAGTCTTTCCGTTTGAAGGTAATACCAATTCATGCTCAGAGGTTGTAATCTTGGGTAAAGGCATAATAAGTAATTATTCTTTATTATTTAGAGGGGTTTTACGGCCTCCATTTTAACATCTATCTTACCATAATAGACTCCTAAGAATCCATTTGGACACATAGTAACTGCTTCTGGATGTGACTCAAGAAGTTCTTGTGCCAATACTCCACGATATCTCTGTGATTTACCAATGTAATTCCATTCATAAACATTGATACCAGATGGTGAGTTACCTACCTTAGTAATATTTTCTTTGAGTTTCATATCACTCGCCATAGGACCATTTTCTTGGCCAGCTGGAGCAGTATTTGCAACTTTAACATTCAACTTATTATTACCATCACTAAGTACTTCACCTTGCCTACCAGCCTCAGCATTTGCTGGATCACTGCGATCTGTTTGGGTATTGCCAACTTCTGATTGGTTAGTTACTATGATATATCTGTCATAAGCAAATTCTACTGTTACTTGTAAAACTGTTGAGTTCTGATAAGTTAACGCTACATCCTGTATAGATGTAGGAAAAGCATTTATAAATTTATAACTTATCGCTTCTGGGTCGAACGCACCATACTTCTTATTCATTTGGAATCGATCTTCATCACTGAATACTCGTACGAATGGATTGTCATTACCCTGTTCTTCTTTTGGAGTAGTAGTATAAGTGTTTAATTGAGATTGGGTTGCACCCACATTCCTTTCAAATTTAGTAATGGTTAAACTTTTCTTGTATTCATTTGGATATCTGAATCTATGAAAAGAATTTGAATCGCTTGCATGTGGGTATCCAGATGTATATCCACTAGTAAGTCTTACATCGTTAGCACCTGATCCAGTAAAACCAGCTTTGTAGTATAGTGGGTTCATGAAATTAATCCACTCTTGGAATAATCTCAAAGAAGCATAATCCGATGGAATATAGTAAGTTATAGCAATATCATTATATGCCCTCTGTGTAGCAAATCTTTCAGTTATACCTTGTCTACTTCCTTTTTCCTCTAAAACAGACATCGATGTCCCAGGCAATATCGCTTCTGTTGCTAACAAAGAATATCTACGCATAGCGTATGGAGTATTAAATACTCCACATGATGTCAACCAATTTTCTAAACTCTCTTCAGCACCGTCTGAATTACTAGTTCCCATTGCTAAATCTAAATTAACAATATAAAAGCTAGAAAGAGATGGCGCCCCTAGTGCAGTTTGGAAATCTTCTTGAAATGCAAGATCAAATTGACCTTTCTCAATACCATCAGGCGTTGTGCCTGCATTAAATGGTCTTATCTTCTGAAAATAATTCTTATTCGTCTGTCTATCTATTGCCATCTAAATAAAGTTATGACTTACCATACTATGTATATGGCTTATAAGGGTAAATTTAAACCAAAACATATAAAAAAGTATAAAGGCGATCCCACCCAGATCATTTATCGTTCTCTTTGGGAAAAAAAGTTCATGGAATATTGCGATTTAACAGAGAATATAAGTCAATGGCAATCAGAGGAATTTTTCATACCATATAAAAATCCTTTAGATAGAAAAGTACACAGATATTTTCCCGATTTCTTTATCAAATATCAAGATGCAAACGGTAAGAAAAGGTCTGTAGTGATTGAAGTCAAACCAAAGAAACAATGTAAAGCCCCACCTAAGAATCCAAAGAGAAGAACTAAGGCATGGGCTCATGATGTACAGACATGGGTTATTAATCAAGCGAAGTGGGAAGCAGCAGAACAATACTGTGCTGATAGAAAGTATGAATTTAAGATCATGACCGAAGACGATTTAGGTATTTCACATGATCGCAGAAGATATTAGACAACAGGCCAGTAATAGAAACAGAAGTGGCGCATGGTATGTTAATGCACTATCTAATGCCCTATCAGAGGTACAGAATCCAGATGTTAGTACACAAGATACTGGAGGAATATCTATTGGTGATTTATTTTTCTTCTCATATAGTCCATCTTTCCCAGAAAGATACGAGTTTTGGGATACTCAACCACTCGCAGTAGCACTTACTTTCTATCGAGATGGGTTTCTTGGATGCAATTTACACTATGTAAATCCAGATTATCGTGGTTCCGTTGCAATGAGCTTACTAAATAGCGGTGGCGGAGCATCCGTGCCTAAAAATACCATACACAAATATCTGTATTCTGGTATAGGAAACTTACAAAAAGTTCCTAGAACTGAAGATTGGGGAGAGATCTCTGAACTACCAACAGAACAGTTTATAAATCAAAATGGTATGAAGTATCCCAAGTATAGAGCTTTTAACTGGAAGAAATGACAGATTCTAGATTTCCAAATGACGTTTCCGAATTCGGAGTAGAAATAGAAACAGATACTGTCATTAAGCAAACAGTAAAGGGGAGGGTGCAAGAATATAAAACTTTCTACAAAGACGGAAATACCACAATCCTCCCTGTTGACTCAAATGGAATAGTATTACCAGAAGCAGAACCAATATACACAAACGGAGTCTGGGATCAAAGTAAAATAACGGAACCAAATGTCAATAGTAGGGGTAGAAAAACAAATGTAACCATAGCTGGATTGCAATCAGAGACAGGAGTGTTCCCACCATCTACAGCTGAAAGCACAATATATACGGGCGTTGTAAACCAACAACTCAAAGATTCAACAAAAAATCATGCCAATGCAGTTGGTGATCCTGTACCATCATATACAACAATATCAGAATATTCAACTGAAATAACAAGAGAAATAAATCGACTTGAAGCAGAGTTGGCTCAATCAACAAATAATAAAGACAGAAACGCACTAACTAAGAAGATTAGGAGTCTACAAGAAAAATTAGATTCAGAAAATGATTTGTTGTTACCAGACGGAGCTACTGGTGTTCTTGCAAGGGGAGCGGAAAATTACGATAGTGAAGAAGATATAATGTTCTTCCAAACTGTGAAATATCCAATGGATATGTCCGATCAACAGGATCGTTTTTCTATAACATGTTACTCATATCAAGCTCCCTACGCTACTGCAACTGAGAAAAGTAATATAGGATCGGCATACGGAGTTCAAAGATCATCACCATACAGAAAGAAGTTAGGTGCTGGACTCTTGTTACCCATGCCTAATAATATGGTAGATGGTAATGCAAGAAAATGGGAAGAAGACAATATAAACAACCAAGCATTAGATGCTGTAAGAGCGTCGATGAGTAACGGTATGTCGCAAATCATAGCAGGTAAACTTGGTCTCAATGGATTCCAAGCTTTCCTTAAGAATACTATGGGAACTCTTAGAAGTGCAACTCAGCAGTCTGGTAGGCAAGAATTATTTGCAAACGAGATTAGTCAATTAGTTGGCGATATGGGATATGATGTAAGTGCAGACACTATATTAAGTAGAACTGCTGGTGTAATTGCCAATGCAAATACAGAACTACTATTCGCTGGTGTTTCTTTACGATCATTTGAGTTTAACTGGTTGATGAGTCCAAGAGATATAAGAGAGGCAGCACAGGTAAGAATGATAATTCGTGCTTTGAAACAATGGTCTGCTCCTAGAAAGTTAAAAAAACTAGTGTCTGGAAAAGATGGTGCGGATGCAAGAGGAACTGGACAGGCTGGTGGTCCTACTTACTTCTTAGGAACTCCAAATATATTCAGACTAAGATATCTTACCAATGGCAACAAAGATATTCTTGGTGTTAATAAATTCAAACCATGTGCTTTAACTGATATAAACCTTAACTATACTCCAGAAGGAATGTGGATGGCATATCAGGATGGTCAACCTGTCGCTGTACAGATGTCACTTAAATTTAATGAATTAGAACCTATATACAACACAGATTATAGTCCTAACATAATGCCAGGCAGAGAATTTGACAAGAGTAATTCTGAGTCAATAGGAGATTTAATGCCTATAAGTGTTATAAGACAAGATTCACCTTACACAGCTGACGTAGGATACTAAAATGCAAGGATATTTTTCTTATCTACCAAATATAAATTACGTTTCTAGATCTACCGATAGGAGTTCTAATGATGAATTTATACAAGTTAAAAACATTTTTAGAAGAGCTAAGATCCGTGATGACATGTTGAATATTGTCACAGGTTTTGATGACTATACAATCGTGGGTGATGGAAGGCCAGAACAAGTGGCACAAAAGTTATATGGAGATCCTAGATTTGATTGGGTTGTATTGATAGCAAATAATATTACAAAAGTGAGAGATCAATGGCCTCTCACTGAAAATGATTTTAGAAATTATCTTCTTGACAAATATGGTAGTGATGAAAAATTAGCAGAGATACATCACTATGAAACTAAAATACTAACAGATGATAATGGTAGACTAGTTGTGCCTAGAGGATTGAGAGTTGATTCTAATTTCAACATGAGTTATTTGGAAAGAAACCCTGTGAGAGAGACAACAGTTTCATATAGTGGTATACCTCTAAATGATACATCAACTATTGACAATGCTGGAACTGTAAAAGATGCCAATGGCAATACTATTATTCACAGTAATATATTCCCAGTATCAAACTACATGTATGAATTAGATATAAATGATTCCAAAAGAAGAATAAGAGTCATAAGACCAGCATTTCTAGATCGTGTGGTATCAGATATGCAAGATGTGATGAAATACAAAAAGTCATCACAATATGTCAATAAGAAACTTAAAAATGCAGACAACCCCAGACTAAGGGGAGGCTAAAAAAAAGGGGTCGTGAGACCCCTTTCTTATTGTTTACTCTTCTGCGAGTTTCTGGAAGTAACTTAGTGCGTCATCTTCCTCCTCGTCGGTTGCAGATGCGGTTGCAGCTGCGGAAAGATTAGCAAGTTCTTCATCTACAGTAGCACCTTTACCCTCACTCAAATCTTCTAGATCTTCATCAGCGACTCTTCGTGTAGGAGTAACTACTTGTTTAGTTCCAAGAACTGTATCTAAACGTGACTTAAGTTGTTCATATGTCTTGAACTGGTCAGGAGCAGTGAACTCACTGAGGTCATAGATCTTATCATAGATCTTTTCTAACTCAGCATCATCATCTAACAATGCTTCTGTCTTACCAAACTCTGAACTATCATAGTTCCAGAATCCAGCGACCTGTTTAATCTTCAACTTGAAGTTAGCACCTTGCCAAAAATCAAATGGATTGATTGCTTCTTCATCATCGAACTCAGGTTGCATTGCAGCAGTGATCTTATCAAAGATCTTCTTACCAAACTTGTATAGTTTGACTTCTCCTTCGTTCTCAGGATTGATAGAATCCTTTACAACATAGACGTTTGCATAGTAAGAAAGCTTACGCTTTTGCTTACGAGCAATATCTTTGTCTGATTCTCTACCACTGTTCCAGAGACTTCTATTGAGTTCTCCTACAGGATCATCCTTACCAATAGTGGTTAAACTATTCTCAATATACCAACCGCCTGTTCCTTGGAAAGCGTGACTCCAAACTTGAGTCCATGGCAGTTCACAATTAGCATGTGCAGGGAGGAATCGAATAACTGCGTATCCGTTACCCGCTTTATCTACAGCTGGTTTCCAAAGACGTTCATCA